GGGAAACGCAGGGCGTGACGGACTTCGGGCCATTTCGGCGCCGTATTTGCGTCAGGCGGCGCGGGATCGGTTTCCGCTACATGGGTAGCGGGGGAAGGCTTCTCGGGCGCAGGCGCGACGTCTGGCGCGGCAGGGCGGGCGTTTTCGGCGGACATGGTTCAAAATCCTTTTCGGCGGGAAAGGGGGTGGATGGGCGTCCCCGCATCCGAAGACGCGGGGACGCTTTGGCGACGGCGCTTTGGAGGAGGCCCCGCCGTCGTTTAGGAAGTGCTGGGGATGCGCAGGATGCGGTTGACGTCGACGTTTTCGTCGGCGCCGTTGACCCGCCACGTCGCGGTGAAGAAATCCCACTCGATCAGCGGGCGCCCGTCGAACCACAGTTCATAGTGGACGACGCTGTTCATCGCGTACTCATGGCCCTGCAACTGCCCGCGCTGGAACGCATCGGAGGCCACCTTGCCGAGCCTGGCTTCGATGATCGCTTTGCTCTCGATCGCCCGGCCGGTGCGCTGGTCGCGGATCACGCCGTAGGCGGTGAACGTGTTCCGGACGCGAGCGCCCAGGCCGAACTCGGCGAGCAGATCGGGGTCGAAGCCGTTGAGCTTGAACGTCGGCTCAAGCTTGGAAACGCCGACTTCAAACTCGGTCGCCACGAGGGAGCCGCCGGCGTGGTGATCGGAATAGATGCCGGTCAAGTCCGGCAGCTTCAATTCCGCGATCGTCAGGTGCTTGCTCTTGGACGGATCGTGGTCACCGGCGAACAGGTTGACCGCCTCCATCATATAGAACGTGCCGCTCATATTTTCTTTCTCCGTGCAACTGTGCCTTGAAGGATGCGCGGCCGATTAGGCCGCGATATCCAACTGAGCGATGAGGTTGTCGAGCAGCGTGTCGAGCGCCGGGCGATACCGCGAGGAGCGGACGCCCAGGTAGCGCAGGACGGGCGCCTCCTCGGCGGCGAAGTTGACCACGAAGCGGCCCTGACGGAGGTTTTCCGGGCTGTTCAAATCCTTCTCGAAATGGACCTTGAAGCCGAGGATATCCCCTTCCGCCTGCAAATCGCGGAGCGCGCTGTTCATGGTGTTGACCACAGCCTGGATCGTCTGCCCGGTCAGATTGAACCGGCCGAGATAGACCCGCAGCGTCCGGAGCAAGAGCAGGTGGATATAATCCCGCCCGCGCGTGACGTTGTAGAACCGCCAGAGCTCGTCGTCGCCGGCGTTGTCGGTCCCGACGAAGACGAAGCCGCCGGACGAGATCGCCGTTTCGACGCCCGCTTCGCCGCGCAGGATCACGCCGCCGTTGAGGGCAAGGATTTGCTGCCCTTCGGTCGCGCCATCCGTGAGCGAGAAGTCAATCGCCCGGTTCGGGCCGACGATGCCCTGGATCGGCTGGTTGGCCCAGGAATGGAACGGCCGCCCGCCCTTCTCGTGGTCGCGCCGGACGGCGATCCCGAGCACCGCGCCGACGCTATCGGTCACGGTGGCGTCGACGCCGATCTTCGCCCAGGTTTCGACGGGGATCAGGCGGTCACTGTTGATCGTCTCGCGCCAGTCCGTGAACCCCTGCACCGTCGAGTGCGGGCCGGTCACAACGGCATGGGCGAGCAGCGCTTCGCAAAGCGACGGCAGCGCCGCGCAAACCGGGTTGGCGAGCTTTTCAACGGTCGCCGTCAGAACGGCGGCGGCGCCGAGCGCCGAAGTGACGGAAAGCGTCGGGGCGCTAGTATAGCCCGTGCCGGGATCGGTAATCGTCACCCCGGTGATCCCGCCGCTGCCATCGACGGCCGCGACCTCGCCGGCAAAGCCGGTCCCGCCGCCGTCCGCCCCGGTGATCACATCGCCGACCTCATAGCCGGTTCCGGCCACCGTGATCGCGATCGCGGCAACGCCGTTGTCCTGCTGGTACGTGAAATCGGGGACGCCGATCAGGCGGGGAACGACGCCAAGGTCAGCGCCGGCCTTGCGCAGCGCATGGATGCCGGTCTTGAGCGCGACATTGCCGATCAGGTTGGTCATCGTCGTGTCTTCATCGACGCCTTCTTCGACGCGAACGACCACGGCGCGGGCGGCAACTTGGAACTCGCCGAGTTGCTCGTTGATCAGTTCGATCTGCGCCGGAAGCGTCCCGGTGGCGCCGAGCGCCAGGACCTTGGCGGCCTCGTCAGTCGTCATCAGGACGGGCGTGTTGATGGGGAAGGCGCTCGCGTTCGCGGCAGGCGCCGTCCCGACGAGGCCGATCACGGCCATATCGGCCCTGACCGCCGGGCGCGGCTCGTTATCCAGACGCGTGATCGCAATCCCGAAAATGGGGTCCGACATAGCGGTTTTCTCCAAGGAAGTTTGAGGGATGGTTTTCGGCACCCGAAGGCGCCAAAGACGGGGCTTAGTTCCGGGTGACGTTCAGGACGGCCAGCACCCGCGTGATGGCCTCTGCCGAGGCGACCCGGAAACGCAGGATTTCGTTCGCGGAGAGCGTCGTCGTCCAACCCGTCAGCGAGTTGGACTGCCCCTTGGCCGCGTTGGCGATCTTCGGCCGCAACGCCCCGGAGATCGGGGCGCTGGGCGGGAACGACGCATAAGCCCCCTTGAGGACTTCAAACTCGATCGATCCTGTCGCGTTCGCGAGGAGCGTCCAGCCGGTGATCGTGCAGGCATACGGCACGATGAAGTCCCACGCGGCCCCGATCGCGGGGGCGGAAGCGCCCCCGTCGATCTGGATTTGCAGGGAGCCTTGCGCCCCGATGATCGAGTTGACCGGGACGGGAACCCACCCGCCCGATGCCTTTTGCAGGACATAGCCGTTCGGCGCCGCCGCCGTGCTGGATACATCGGAGAGATCGTCGAAGGCGTGGGCATGATCCGCTGCCGCCTTCAACGCCAAGGCGGCAGCGAGGCCGGTGATATCGGCCATAGCGTGGCCGTGGCTGAGGTTCGCCTTGCCGGCAAGCGAGGCGAGGAGAGCGGCAACGTCATCGTCGATCATGTCGAACGCCTGCTGCAACAGCAGAACGTCGTCGCTGACGTTGTTCTCCTCAACGGGCTTCGGATAGCTGCGATTGGTCGTGTTCGCCATTGTCCTGGCCCGCCCCGCTACATGATGGCGGCGCCAAGATCGCCGAGCCTCGGCCGGGCCGCAGGCCCGCCGGTGATCGTGATCCTGAGCCGCCCTTCGGTTGCCGTTATGCCGGCCGCCTCGTGCTTCTTTTCAACCCACGCGGGATCAGACAGCGCCTCGGTTTCGATCAGCGGCAGTTCCAGCCAGTTGTCGTCGGCCTTGTCGTATTCGACCGCGACCGTTGATCCCGCCGGCAGCGCCGCCTTGAAATAGGCGGTGACCTGGACGGCCGCCCCGAGCTTGAAGGCCCGCGTGATATAGGTCCCCGTCTGCGCGATCTCGCCCGCGATCAGCATTACCGGCGCGAACAGCACCGGCGAAAGCTTCTCGGTCGTTGAGGACAGGATCGCCCGAAGCTGAACCGTCTCCGTCAGGTATTCCGTCAACTGGACGACCTGATAGGGAAGCAGCCGGATAATCTGCCCACCCGGCCGCTCGATTTCGAACACGACGCTCGTTGCCGGCGAGGGCAACTCAACGTCGGCGCGGACCTGCAAATCGCTGGCGTTCACCAGATTGAAGGTCCCGAGCGCCACCGTCTTGGTCAGCGGCCCGAACTTGGCCGCGATCAGGCGGAACGTTAGGTCCTCGTTCTGATGCGGCGTCCACGTCTGCGCATTGGACGACGATAGCAGGACGCCGGTCGTATAGGGCTGCGCCCCCACGAAGCTTTGCGTCGCCACGTCGAAGTCGCCGAGCGCCGCCGTCGCGAGCGAATGCCCGGCGTCGTCGGTCTTGACGACGAAGGCATGCGGGCGATCCGGCATAGCCAGAACCGGCAGCGGATAGCGGGCCGACTTCCAGCCTTCAACCGCGCCCGTCATGCTGACGAACGCCTCGGCCACCACGTCCTCGTTCGGGATGCCAACTTCCACCCCGACCTGATGGACGAGGATATGGTTGCCGGTGTCGCCGATCGCGCAGAGCTTGATATCCACGCCGATCAACTGCCGGGCTTCCGGCGGCGTGAAGGTCTGCGCGAGGGGGTCGCTATCGCCTCCGCCGCTATCGCCGCGCGCCCACCGCTCAACCGTCGTCACCCGCCGCATAGTGGTGATTTCGATCGTGCCGGCCCCCACGAAGGTTGCCGACGCCTTGGTCCCGCCGGCGCCGGTCGCGGCAACAAGCTTGCTGCCGGCCGTGATGTTCGACGGGATCGTGAACGTCCCGTCGATTTCGCCATTGCCGTCCGCCACAGGC